GCCGGGGAGACGATCCACCCCTTGTCCAGCCATTGCTTAAGGTCGCGGCGCAGCGGATGCGCCTCGGCCTTGTAGATCGGGTGCCAGACCCGAACTCTTGCCACGGGCTTTCTGGTCATTGCTCCTCGGCCTCGTAATCGATGCGGACAGGCACGCGGTAATCCATGCCATCGCGAATGCCCTGCTGGATCGCTGGCGGTTGCTTGATCGTGATCACCCCGCCCGGGATCGTGATGCGCGTGCCGTAGGGAAATCCCTCGGCGATCTGCTCTGCGATGTGAAGCGCAGGGCTGGCGAAGATGCCTGCCTCGATGACCGCCGTGGCCTGAAAGAATCCGACCGAGTGCCTGAAACCTCCGGCCAGCGTGTCGTCAAACGTCTTCACCCTGACGACCTCGGCCGCAACATACGGGCGGTTCGGGAGGCCGTCCCTGCCTTCAAAGACGACCTCGTAAAGCGGCAGCGCGGCCACCAGTCGCTGGCCAAGGGCGTTGGCAATGTCTTCCTCGGTCATTGGACCTCCCTTGTGCGCGCTGCGACGAACTCGCTGAACCGCTCGGCGTTCTTGCCGACGAAGTGGCGGCCGGCTTGGTTGTAGGTTCGGCCCAGAATGTCAGTTCCCCGGAACCCGGCCTCGATCCGCAGCGCGTAGGGCGAGGTCCACGCGAAAGTCAGTCTGTCGCCCAACTCCATGCCGGCGATGGCGGTGGTGTAGGACAGCGCGCCCTTGGCGCCACCACCCGAGCCCCTGCCGGAGGTCAGGGAGTTGATCAGGTCCGAGGACACCACAGGGATCCTGCCCTCGATGAATGTGCCGCCGGTGCGCCCGACCCCTGGCTGCGGCGTCTGTGCCGCCTCCATCACGTCCTGGATCGCGTTGACCGCGACGTAGAGCATGTTCTTGAGCGTGCGGCCCTTGAACGCCTCGATCTGGGCGACGAAGGACTTGGCCATCAGCCCTTCTCCACCTGCACCCGATAGACCGCGATGCACTTGCACCCGATGACGTGCCGCGCCGGGGCGGTGTCATCGTGGGGGTGCAGCATCGCCGTCCCGTCCGGGAAAACGAACGGCTGCCCGATCGGCAGCACTGTGCCGCCCATTGCGATGTGCTCCACCCGCGGCTCGGCCGACAGGTTGTGCTGCCACCGAACGGTGACTCCAGTCACGCCGTCCATTTCCAGCATCTGCCGGTAGGACTGATCCCGGCCTGCAGCGGCGGCGCGGAACGTCTCGGCCTGGGCGATGACCTTGCCCCGGTAGCCCAGAGCCTTGGCCTTGTGCGCCTCAAGCATTCGATCCAGATCGGCGCGACTGATCGGCCGTCCCTCCTTGATGGCGCGGCGCACCAGCCTGTCGAACTTGCGGTCGCGCAGCGCCAGCTTGAGGTAATCCCGCAGCGCGGCAGGATCCCCCGAGGACAGGCCCACACGGGCCCGCGCGATGCTTGCGGCCTGTGGCCCCGTCAAACCCACGACCGAGCCCACACGGGCCGCGCCAACGCGCCTGCCGGCGATATCCCGGGCCACGGCCTGCGCCGAGCGGTTGAGGTCGAGCCCGCCGGTGATAGTTTCCCGCACCGCGTCCCGACTTTCCTCGGTCAAGCGAGTGATCAGGCGCGCACTGTTCTGCTCCGCCCAAGCCAAGGCCTCGGGGCGTCGGCCGTCAAACTGGAACAGGCCGACAACGCCGCGGCCGCCCCTGCCGGCAAGGTCAGCGGCCGAGAAGAAGGCGCCGCGCAGTGCCTCGCCGATGCGTGCCACGTCGCGCGGCTTGATCGCGGCGATCTCCTGGGCCGCAGCGATGTCTCCGCGCCGCAGCGCATCGGCCAGAGCGACGAGGTTGATCCGGCCTGCCTGATTGCGGATGGCGTCCTGAAACGCCTTGCGCACCGACAGTTCCAGCCCCGCCAAGAGCCGATCAGTTCGGCGCGTTCGGTCATCCCTCAAGCATCGCCCGGTAAAGCACCGCTACACCGCCCGGCGCAATGATTGTCACCTCGCCGAGGCGCAGCCACTTCGTCTCGTCGGTCACGGCTGCCGGCAGCACGCCGAGGGCGATCCTGTCGCCCTTCTCAGGCACCGCCCCCGTGGCGTCGATCAGCAGCATCTGGGTCGTGCGAAGGACCAGGCCCTGCCCATCCCGCTCCTTGCGCTGGACCTGAACCACCGTGACCGTGGCGTCGGCGTCGGCCAGAGGCATGCCCGACCAAGGCACGTCAGGCCCGGTGCGCTTGCGAAGGGTGGACACCAGCGGGCCTGACCCTGTGGCCGCCCCTGCCTCTGCCAGCCCAGCCGCAACCTCGGCGGCGATCTGCGCCCCGCTCATACGACCATCGTCCCGCCGACGAAGCCCCAAGGCATCAGCAGCGCGTCGATCGCCGGGTCAAACGGCACGACAAGGTCGCGCCCCGAGAGCCCCAGCTTGGAATTGTCAGCCGCCTGCCACTTGATGCTGTCGACGGCGACAAGCGTCTTGGCCGAGGCGGGGGTATAGGTGGCGGTCCAGAAGCCCGGCGTCGCGATCTCGCGGCGGGCTGCGATGTAGGTTGCCTCGATCACGTTGGCATCGGCCTCGGGCGTGGCGAGGCCCAGGCGCACGACGTACCGGGTGCGGATGTAGTCCGATCCGCGAACCAGAGCGGCCGTGGCATCGGCATCCGTCGCGGCGGTTGGCGCATTGTCGCCCCGAGCGGTGGCGTAGGCGCGAAAGTCGATCAGGGTGCCATACATCGGATGTTTCCCGTGAAACGGGCGGGGCCGCTACAGCCCCGCCGGGTTGATGTTGGGGCCGGGTCAGGCCTTGGGCTTGGTCGCCGCGTCGAGTGCCGCGGTGAGTTCCGCCACCTTGGCCTCGGCGGCGTCGGCGCGGGCCTTCTCCGCGTCGCGTTCCGTCTGGGCCGCCGTGGCGGCGTCCTCAGCTGCCTTGAGGGCAGCCTTCAGGGCCTTCGCGTCACCGTCGGCTTCGGCCTTGGGCTTCGGCAGATCGCCGACATGGAACCAGTCGCCATCCTTGGCCGCATCCGCCTCGGCTTTGGAAAGCTTCAGGTCTTGGCTTTCGCCCGGCGCGAGGACGACAAGGCCGCTCTCGGTGTGGATGCCGCGCGGCCCGTTGGACACGTTCGTGATCTTGGTCATGATCATCCCCTCAGATCGAGTCGAGGTAGCGCACAGCCTTCGGCTGGCGGATATCGACGCCGCCCAGTCGGAAGATGCCGGGGACGTCGAACTTCATCGGCCCGGTCTGCCACACGGGCAGGAACCGGAACAGCATCGGGATGTGCAGCTTCAGCACTTCCGGCGAACGGCGGTAGGCCACCGCGCGCTTGGACGAACCGGTGCCAGCCGTGTCGAGGTAGCCGAACACGCCGCGGATGGTCAGCGGCAGTCCGGTGGTCAGCGTGTAGATGTTCGTCCGCTGGATCCACTCGAGGATGGTGGTCTGGTTCGTCGCGTCGATCCGCCGGGTCGAGAGGTCCAGCATGATCTGGTAGGGCAGGAGCAGCGTGTCCGCCATCGAGTTGCCGAGGGTATCGGTCACGATCCCGGTAAGGATCGAGTTGATGTCCCGCAGCACCTGATCGGCGGTCTTGCTGGCGAACGTCCGGGCCGAGCCGGTGCCGTCGGCCGGGGCCTGAGCAGAGGTCGGGGTCGAGGCGTTGACCAGGCCGGTGTAGCCCTTGGAGGCATCACCGACGAAGGCGACCGAGTCGATCTTCTCCTCGGCGACGCGCCGCGCAAGGGTGGCCTTGTCGGCGGTCAGGTTCATGCCGAGAAGCTGGGCAGTGCCAAGTTCCTCGAGCGTGTAGCCGTAGCCGATCGCAGCCATCGAGACCGAGGTCTCGAACTTCTCGCGGGTCAGTTCGACCTTGGGAACGTCGTTCGCCAGGCCGGAGAACCAGTTCGCCTGACCGACGCCATCCATCGAGAAGTAGGTGACGGACTGGATCCATTCCGGAGCCGAGAAGTCGACGGGGATCAGCGCAGGATACTGGATTTCCTGATACTGAAGCGCGTAGACCGCAGGCTCGATCATGGTCGTCTGACGCAGCAGGAAGCTCATGGCTGCCCCTTGCGCGTCCTTGATATGCATATTCATGGCTCAGGGCTCCTTTCAGCCGAGACGGACAGCAGCGAGGCCGGCACCGGAGGTGCTGGTGTCCCACTGCGCGCCCGCGATGAGGGTGTTGCCAGAGGCGGTCTTCGACAGAACGCCGGTGGCGGGGGTGTAGTACACCGGGTCGCCAACGGCGACGGCCTCCGATGCCGAGCAGACGATGACGCCCTTTTTCATCAGGGCGGCGGTTTCGTACTGCTCGTACTTGGCCGTCGGCCGGGTGGTGTCGAGGACAGCGATG